ACCTAAGAGCAAGGAATTATTCTGCAACGAGTGCGGTGCGGAGATTGTCGGCTCAGGCAAGTACACAGCTAAAGCGATTGCAGAAAGAGCCAAGGTCAAGTATGGCGAATACCTCTGTATGGATTGTGCAATGGCAAGAGCTGAGAAAGCGACAGAATCAGAGCCAACACAGGAAGAGCAGACCGAGGAGGTATAGGGCATGGCACTAGCAACACAAGAATATATGGAGGGATACGAGCAAGGCATGTCCGAGGCGATGGCAATTGCTAAAGCTCACCCCGAGGCATTCGGTTCAATGTTCGCAGCCTCTACATGGAGGCACGTATCAGAGCAAAATCCTAGCATTACAGGATACTACCTAGTGCAGACGGAGCGAGAAGGAACACGCAACATCCGAATCGCAATGTATAGCGCAGAGGCGAAGAGATGGCTTGCTCAAGATGTAAAACATTGGGCGTATTTGCACCTATATAACGGAGATAACTAAAAGGAGTAAAAAAGATGAAAACAACAAAAATAAAGATTAGAAATCTATTCGGGATTACTGAAACGGAACTTGACGGAAAGAATGTTGAAGTTACAGGAAAAAACGGAGTCGGCAAGACCTCTATCATAGATGCGATTAAGTACGCACTAACGAATGACAGCGAGAGAGATTACATCCTAAAGAAGGGCGAATCGGAAGGCGAAATCCTTATCGAAACTGATACAGGCCTTTATATAGACCGTAAAAAAAGAGCAAACCAAGCTGATTACAAGTCGATTAAAGACGGAGGCAAAGTAGTTAGCTCACCAGAGGCAATGTTAAAGACAATATTTACACCGTTACAGTTAGATCCAGTCAAGTTTATTCAACTATCAAAGAAAGAGCAAAACAGGGCAATCCTAGACTTAATCGAGTTCGATTGGGATTTGAATTGGATAAAAGAGCAGTTCGGAGAGATCCCTCCAGATGTTAACTACGAGCAGAATATTTTACAGGTACTCAACGACATACAGGCTGAAAACGGACATTACTTTCAGACCCGTCAAGATATCAACAGAGAACTGAGGAACAAAAAGGCTTTTGTAGAAGAAATCGCCGAAACAATTCCGTCAAATTATGAGGCTGAAAAGTGGGAGAACTACGACCTTGGAGATACTTACAAAAGAATTGAAAAGGCAAAAGAAATTAATTCCAGGATTGAGAGAGCAAAGATTTTTAAGGACTCATACGACAACAAAGTGAGAGGCTACGAGGCAGAAAAAGAAATCCAGTTATCATCCGAACGAGAAAAAATCGCAGCAGAGCGAGAGAGTTTATCATCCTCAATTGAGAGATTAAAAGCGGAGATAAACGCAGCAGAGGATAAACTGACAACCCTTGACGGTAAGCTAGCGGATAAAGTTGAACTTGCCGAGAGTGCATATAGAGAAAAGGTCGCAAAGCTCGACTCTGATATGCAGGTAGCTGACGAATATATCAACAAAGAAAAAGTGGATACTTTGGCAGACGAAGAAGAGGTCAGAACTGCAGAGGAGATGAAAAAGCATCTCAACGAATTCTACCGCATGAAGCGTTTACAAGAAGAATGTGAAGCTCTTGCAACAGAGTCAAACGGATATACAGAAAAAATCGAACTCGCTAGAGAGCTTCCGGGTAAGATTCTTGAGACCGCAACAATCCCTGTAGAGGGGCTGACCGTAGAGAACGGAGTTCCTTTAATTAACGGACTGCCTATCTCAAACCTATCTGAAGGAGAAAAGCTCAATTTGTGCGTAGATGTGGCATTGAGTAAACCGAACAACCTGCAGATAATCCTAATCGATGGAGCAGAAAAGCTTTCCGATGATAACAGAGCGAAACTTTATGAGAAATGCAAAGCTCGCGGACTACAGTTTATTGCAACAAGAACCACTAACGGAGAAGATTTGGAGGTCAATTATCTATGATATTAACCGCAGAGAATTATTTCAGCAAAGATGCACAGATGCAGTATTTCGGAGTGTCTCAATTCAAATCTTTTGAAAATTGCGAAGTAAGTGCATTGGAAGAAATTACAGGCAATTACGAGAGGGCGAAAACTACCGCCCTTCTCGTCGGCTCGTATGTAGATGCTCACTTTGAAGGAACGCTCGATATTTTCAAAGCACAACACCCCGAGTTACTAAAAAAAGACGGAACACTTAAGTCTGACTATGTAAGGGCCGAGGAGATTATCAATCGAATCGAAAGCGACCCGCTCATGATGAAGTTCCTAGAGGGTGACAGACAAGTCATCAAGACAGCGAATCTGTTCGGATACGATTGGAAAATCAAGATGGACGCATATGTTCCAGATGAGCGAATTGTCGACCTCAAAATCGTTAAAGACTTCGAGCCTATATATGACCCTCGGCTCGGAATGAAAGTGCCCTGGATTCAGTTCTGGGGATACGACCTACAGGGAGCAATCTATCAGAGAGTTGAGCAGATTGCGACAGGGCGAACCGAACCGCTACCGTTTTATATCGTAGCAGCAACGAAAGAGCCTACACCAGATATCGCAGTTATACACATACCACAGCACATGTTAGATGCAGCACTTAAGGCTCACGGTGTCGATGCGAAGATAGACCGATACGCATTAATTAAGTACGGCGATATCGAGCCAAATAGATGCGAGAGTTGTGATTACTGCAAAGCGACAAAAGTGTTAACGGCACCTACAGAGTACGACATATATGAGGAGGATAACTAATGAATGTAATTGCGATTAAAGGAAGATTGACGAGGGACCCAGAGCTCTCGTCGTTTAAAAACAGTAACGGAGATAACAAAGCCGTTTGCCGATTCTCTGTTGCAGTAAATCGAGATTATGGAGACGACGCCGACTTTTTTAACTGCTCAATCTTCGGAAAAAGAGCCGAGGTAATCGACAAATATTTTTCTAAAGGCTCTGAAATCGCGTGCCAAGGAAGAATGGAACAGAACAATTATAAGGACAAAGACGGCAATAATCGCACAGCTTGGAATCTGATTGTAAGTAACTTCGACTTCTGCGGAAAGAAATCCGATAACGGTAGCAACGAACCGACACCAGACGGATTTAAGGAAATAGAGGAAGATGTTCCATTTTAAAAGAGAAGCAGGAGCAAGACATGAGAGAAATAAAATTTAGAGCATGGGATAGGAAGTTTAAAAAGTGGACGAGTTATTCGATAGATGATGGACTACTTATGTTCTACGACGATCACGCGGAATGTTGGGAGATTAGCCGAGAAGGTGAGCGATTTATTTTATGCCAGTATACAGGGTTAAAAAACATTAATGGAGAAGAAATATATGAGGGTGACATCGTAAGAGCGGTAGGCTTCTCAGAATGGATAGGAGTTGCAAAATATTCCGACAAAAATCAAGCTTTTGTATTTGAATGCATAGATAAGAACTATAGAGGAAACATAGTATTTATGAGTCAATTTGGGCAAGGTTTCAAGATACTTGGCAATATCTACGAGAATCCAGAGTTATTAGAGGAGAGTAACAATGTACTTACTAATCGATAGTCGCGAAAAACCCAAGGCAATCAATGGCATACTACGCCACCTAGCCTCTAATGGCATCAAGTACGATGTTACAAAACTCTACTTCGGCGATTATATGGACTACACAAGACCGAATCGAGTTGTAGACAGAAAGCAGAATATAGCGGAACTAGCCATGAACTGCACACGTGATCATAAAAGGTTCAAAAGAGAGCTAGAGCGAGTTAAGGCGACGGGTAGCGAATTAATCCTACTCGTCGAACAGAATAGCTATAAGGACGGAGAGAAGACAATCAGAGTCGAGACGATAGAAGACTTAATGCTCTGGACAGCACCTAGAGGAGTAGTCAGAGGAGAGCAAGTGTATAGAGTTCTCGTGTCATGGTGCCACAAGTATCCGTTACGAGTGGAATTCTGTCACAAGAAGAACACAGGACAGAGGATTTTAGCACTATTGGAGGAACAAGATGAGTAAGGGAAGGCTAGCGGAACTGATTAAAAACCTAATAGACCTACAGTCAGTCATGGAGCATTACGATACACATTTCGACCGCATGGGTAAGGCACTTTGTCCGTTCCATTCTGATAATCACCCTTCTTTATCAATTAAGAACGAGCGATACAAGTGTTGGGCATGCGGTGCGAGTGGCGATATGTTCGACTTCGTTCAAAACTTATACGGTGACAGCTTTACTGAGGCAATAGAGCGAATCAATAGAGACTTAGGGCTTGGAATTGATACAAAGCTAAATGCACCGAAGAACAACAGAGCTATAGCCACCGCACAACGACAGAAATCAGCCCGAGAGGAATTAAAAAGAGCTCGCAGGGCAAAAGTATTAGAACTAACTGAAAAGCACCGTATCGCTTTTAAAAACGGCGATTATGAAGAGGCTAGCAGACTAGAGGAAATCCTAGATGACATTGTCGCATATGAGGACGAACTCGCTCGCAACAGAGGACAGCACAAGGAGGCATAAATATGAATAACAACGAAATAACAACGACCTTCTCGCTGTCGGACTTTGCGGACGGAACCGTGTTTGACGAGTTAGGACTACGCGACAGGACCGTTAGCGAGAGGGAAGTGCTCCTCGTACAACTCAAGAGAGAGGCAAAAGAGCTAGGACTTGGAGCAAAAGCCTTTAATGCGATCGTATCGGACTACTTACGAGGCGAGGCAGTATCGAGTGTAGGCTCAATTGCTGGATTCAACATGCCGACTAGATGGGTATTAACTAGCACGGGAGAAATACAGAAGACCACTATGGAACTTGCATGCAGTCATCCTATATACATATCAAAGAGATTTATTGACTGTCTTACAGGCGAAATAAAGCTTGAAATAACCTACTCGAGAGACTCGGAACTAGAGCGACTACAATCCTTTATCGTTCCGAAATCGAGAATAACCTCGTCGCAGAGCATTGTTGCTCTTGCGAATAAAGGTGTATCGGTATCGAGTACCAACGCAGCACTATTAGTCAATTATCTACAAGATTTTGAGGATACGAACTACGACCAAATTGTAGAAATCAAGAGCATTAATCGGTTTGGTTGGATTGGTAACGACTTTTCACCATATGTAGACGGCATAGAGTTCGATGCGGATGATAATTACCCAGAACTAGAGCAATGTGTAACAAAGCCGAATGGCACTATAAAGGATTGGAAAGAGGTCATTAAAACTGTCAGAAAATCCAATAAGATTGCGCCTAAAGTAGCTCTAGCTGCCTCGTTCGCATCAGTTCTAATCGAACCATTAGACGCACTTCCATTCTTCGTACACTTCTGGGGCGCATCTGGAGGCGGTAAGACTGTATCGCTAATGTTGGCCGCATCTGTATGGGGAAAACCTGATGTCGGATCATACATTAAGACATTCAACTCGACTAAGGTTGCGCAGGAAATCCTCGCATCTACCCTATATAGCATGCCCGTTATATGTGATGAGCTACAGATTAAGGCTGGAGCGAGTGACAACTTCGACGGATTGATTTACGAACTCTGCGAAGGTTCGGGCAAGAGTAGGTCTAACAAGCAACTCGGAATTCAAGCATCTAGGAACTGGCGAAACTGCTTTATTTCAAGCGGAGAGCAACCAATCACAGGCGAATTGAGTGGAGGCGGAGCGAAAAACCGTGTATTCGAAATCGAGTGCCAAGACGACCTCTTCAGCAATCCAATGAAGATAGTTGAGGCAGTAAAGTCGAACTACGGGCATGCAGGGCGAGAATTCGTAGAGGCATTAGACAGTAAGACACGTAAGAAGATTAAGACCGCACAACAGTCTGTCTTTGCCGAGTACAGTGAAAAGGGATTCACCGATAAACAAGCCCTTGCCGCATCGATAGTAGTTGTGGCCGAGGCGTTTTACAGCTCTATAATTCTAAACGAACCGCCGAGCTTTACAGCAGAAGACCTCGAGCCTTACATAGCAACGCATGACGACGTATCGCAAGACTTGAGGGCGGTTGAGTGGTTAAAAGGATGGATAGTTAAGAATTGGAACAAGTTTGACGAAGATGCACCAGAGATTTACGGGTTAGCAAATACCAGCGAAACGGTAGATATTGTTGCTCCTATATTAAGAGACCATTGTCAGAAGGCGGGTATTAACTATAAGAAACTAGTATCTTATATGGACAGGCTCAAAGTTCTTGATACGAACAAAGGCAGAAAAGACAAACGAGTTCGCATTGGGGCAACCTCTCCTAGGTGCATATCAGTTAAAAAATCATTCTTGCGCAAAGAAGATGATGATTAACTTGTTCCCAATGTTCCCAAAATGTTCCCAAATTAAAAAACTGTTTTGGGAACAACGAAAACGTTGATATTTCAATAGTTATAAGTAATAAATATATACTTGTTCCCAATGTTCCCAAAAATATTTACACACTTATAGGGTGTACAAAAAATATTAAAAAATATATACGCATATATGTGTAGTCAAAAAAAGTTGGGAACAAAGGGAAAGTTGGGAACACCTTTGATATTACTGGGGTATAGCAAAAAAGCAACTGGGAACAACCGTGGAACAACTGGGAACAAATTAGTTATATAAACAAAATTAACAATATGTTTTGTGAAAAAACGGTAAAGAAATAAAGGTGAGGTAAAAACATGAATAAATTTGAATGGTATGAGGATATGTTAAAGGTAAACGAATGGACTGACGCAATGATTGAGATTTTCAAAGAAATGGATGAGTTAAAAATGAGAATATCAATTTGCACGTCAGATAGAAAAATCGTACTAGCTAATGCTTATAAGGTAAAACTAGAGGGCAAACTCAAAACTCTTGAATATTTCGAGAAGGCATTTAATGATAGAGGCTTTAATTTTGAACCACCTATCGTTGATAGCTATAGGGAGCAAAATGGAAAGTGGCTCGAACCTATTAAGGAGGCGCAAAATGGCTAAGTGGATATTAAGTGCAGAGTCCTACGGGGCGTTTAGGCACACAAAAGAATATATTCCCGTTCCGAACCCGTACGGAGTAACAGTAATTACGGAGCAAGAGGCAATCAGAGTAATTAGCGGTTGTCGTTGGGCGACTAGAGGACATTACGTATATGCAAGAAACCACAAGTCGATTAGGTTTGACACACTGCGAGAGGCTCAGCGATATGCAGAGCAGTTAGGAGGTGCGGAATGATTAACGAAGATTTGAAATACATAGCTGACCACTACGGGCTAGAACATCAGCTAGGAAAGTGCAAGGAGGAGCTAGGCGAACTTATAAAGGCTATCGATTCGTTGGACGAAAGGGCAATTGTTGAGGAGATAGCAGACGTCGAGATCATGACCGAACAACTAAAATATCTTATGCGAACCGAGCCGAGTGTGGAGATTTACAAAGACTATAAAATCGCTAGACAGCTTAGAAGAATAGCAGAGGAGCAGAGTCATGAGTGCGATAACTAAAGAGGAACTGCTGCGTATTCCAAAACTACGCAAGCACATAAAGCGCAAGATGCAGCGTATTGAGCTGTATGAGCCGAGAGCAACTGGCGGAGCAATTGAGTACAAGGAGCGTGTACAATCAAGTGTGTGCGACTCAGCTAGCGACTGTCTAAGTATGGCAGTTGACCTACGGGCGGAAGTCGGGCGAGATATAGAGGAGCTACATGTGCTAGTCGGCAAGGCTACAAAATTAGCTGATTCATTAAGTGATCCGCTGGAGAGGGATATTGTGTATGCGATATACGTACGGGGATTGCTGTGGAAAGCGGCTGCGGATAGGATGAATTATTCATATCAGAGGCTGTATCAAAAACACCAAGATATTCTCAAAAGATTAGAGGTCGTTTTACTTGATTAGAGGTACCATGTTGATTTATGATATACTCAAGCAAAGCTGGAGAGGAGGGGGAGAATAGACCCTCGCGGCACTGCTTAAACAAATCCATTTATAAAGTCAAACTTAATAAGGTGTTGCCCGGTGCCAGTTGGTATCGGGTTTTCTTTTGTGATATAAAATTCATCTATAGATTTTTAATGGCAAAATACATGTTATGTATAGAGAATATCTATAGTTGGGTAAAAAAGTGTTGAAAGATGATTGGCTTTTAATATAGTATTTACATAAGACAGGAGGTTTTATGTTAAATCCTATTAGCTTTAAAACAAGTCAGATAATTAAAGACCTACTAAGCAGAATCGAAGACAAATACGACGCAGACTGTCTATACATAAATGGTCCTATTGAACCGGGACTTTTAAGCATAGCTAGAGAGTTTGTAACTTTACTAAAAAAGGAGAGTCAAAAATCGAGATTATGCGTGTTGTTAACTACGAACGGCGGCGATGCTTTCACCGTTGAAAGATTGGTTAATATATTTAGGCATAATTATGACGATGTGGATTTTATTGTTCCAGATCATGCTTATAGTGCAGGCACGATTTTATGTATGAGTGGTGATAACATCTATATGGATTATAATTCTGTACTGGGTCCTATTGACCCCCAAGTACCGAATAAAGATGGAAGATTCGTACCAGCGCTAGGGTATTTAGAGAAAATAAATATGCTTTTAGAAAAGGCGCAAAATGAAACAATTTGCGAGGCGGAATTCCTTATTTTAAAAGATTTTGATTTAGCAGAAATAAGTTTATATGAGCAGGCGGTAAATTTAACAGAGGTGCTGTTGGTCGATTGGTTAGCTAAATATAAATTTAAAAATTGGAACATCAGAGCTACTTCTAAAAAGACTGTGGATGAACAATATAAAAAAGATAGGGCTGCTGAAATAGCTAAATCACTTTCTGATTATGATAAGTGGAAAGCGCACGGTAGACCTTTGAATATTCAGGTGTTGAGAAGTTTAAAGTTAGAAATTGAAGATTTTGGAGAAGATTCAGATGCACAGGAACTGATTTTAGAATGCCATAACATCTGTGAAGATTATATGACTCATAATGATATGAGGGCATTCATTTGCACAAGGGGGTCTTTATAATGGGTAAAAGTATTGTTAAGAGAATTGAAGATGTTAAAGGCAGAAGCACGAAATTCGACGCAAAGTTGTCGAGTGGTAAGCTGAAAGTTGTTGAAAAGAGGGGATTTAATGGACACAGTGTTACCGACCCTGTGTTCTGCAGCTATTGTGCAAACGGTTCAAGGTAACAATCAAATTAATCTTAATTCATAATACAAAGCAAAGAGTCCTTCGGGGCTCTTTTTTAGTACCTTGAAGGAGGTGATGTACTTGAGACTTACAATAAAGCAGCAGCGTTTCGCAGATGAGTACATCATCAGCGGTAATGCGACAGATGCAGCAATTAAGGCAGGATATGCGAAGAAAGCTGCTTATCAGCAAGGAGCGGAGAACCTCAAGAAACCTCATATAAAAACATATATCGACGAAAGACTCGAGGCGATTAACTCAGCGAAGATAGCGGATCAAACAGAAGTGCTCCAGTACCTCACAGCAGTTATGCGCGGAGAAACTGCAGCAACTGAGGTTGTTGTCGAGGGAGAGGGCGACGGAGTATCGTGCGCGAGACTAATTGATAAACCACCTAACGAGAAGGAGCGAATTAGGGCTGCGGAGTTACTCGGTAAGCGATACGGTGCATTTACTGACAAGGTAGCTGTTGATGGAAATATCGCAGTTGAGTTTGTTGGATATGATGACGTCGAAGAGTAAGAAACGCATTGACATCCCGAAGCTAGTCGGTAAGGGTTACGGTGAGTTTTGGAAGTTCAAGGGGCGATATAGAGTTGTTAAGGGCTCACGTGCTTCGAAGAAGTCAAAGACTACAGCGCTGTGGGTTATCGCCTCAATGATGAGGTATCCGGAAGCTAACACTCTTGTAGTGCGTAAGGTATTCAGAACGTTACAGGACAGTTGCTATAGTGACCTACAGTGGGCGGTGAATAGATTAGGTGTATCTGACAAGTGGGACTTCAAGATGTCTCCGCTAGAGGCAACCTATAAGCCCACAGGTCAAAAGATACTGTTCAGAGGACTTGACGACCCGCTTAAGATTGCATCCGTTGCAGTGAGTAAAGGCGTGCTATGTTGGTGCTGGATAGAAGAGGCATACGAGGTTATGACCGAGGGCGACTTTGACATGATAGACGAATCTATCAGAGGGGTTGTTCCGGACAACCTCTTCAAACAGATAACGCTAACCTTCAACCCTTGGAACGAAAAGCACTGGCTAAAGGCAAGGTTCTTTGATGTAGAGGACGCCGACATACTTGCACTAACTACCAACTACCTATGCAATGAGTGGCTAGACATTGCCGACAAGAGGACGTTCGAGCGAATGAGGGTTCGCAACCCTCGAAGATATGCGGTCGCTGGTCTCGGCGGTTGGGGAGTTGTAGAAGGTCTAGTATACGAGAACTGGAAAGAGCAAGAGTTCACGCTCAAAGAGATACAGAATAATTACGACATAAAGTCAGCCTATGGTCTAGACTTCGGTTACACAAACGACCCGGCTGCCTTTTTTGATGGGTACATAGACGTGGATGCACGCAAGATATGGGTGTACGACGAGTTCTACAAGAAGGGTTTGTCGAATAGGGCTATATACCAAGAGATTAGCTCTATGGGACATGCGAAGGACAGAGTTACAGCTGACTGTGCAGAGCCTAAATCGATAGATGAGCTACGGGGCTATGGGCTGACTGTACGAGGTTCTAAGAAGGGTAGCGACTCTATTAATTCGGGTGTGCAGTTTATCCAGGACTTTGAGATTATCATACATCCGAGGTGCGTGAACTTCCTCACTGAGATTAGCAACTATACCTGGGCTAAGGACAAGTTCGGGAAGAGCCTCAATAAGCCGATAGACGACTTCAACCACTTAATGGATGCTATGAGATACGGAATTGAACCGCATATCGTCTACGACGAGATGACATATAACAGCGTAAGAGGAGGGCTGTAATGCGATACAAGATATCACGAGATACAGTTATGACGCCACAACTGTTGGCAAAGTACATAAATCTACACAAGAAGGATGTTAGCAAGAGGAATAGGGTGCTGCAGGACGCCTACGAAAACAGATACAAGATTTTCGGTGCTCCTAAGAAGGAAGACTACAAGCCCGACGTTAGAATCTCTGCGAACTTCGCGAAATACCTAACAGACACATTCGTTGGGTTCTTCTGCGGTATTCCGATTAAGATTAATTCGGATGACAGCAACATCGACGAGTACTTGGGAAGATTAAGCCTATACAACGACGAGGACAATCATAACCTCGAACTCGCTAAAGGCGCTGATATACACGGTGACTACCACGAACTGCTATACGTAGATGAGGATGCAGAGATTTGTTACACGGAGGTTAGCCCTCTTCAATCATTCTTTTTGGTGGACGACTCAATCCTTGAGCGACCACTATTTTTTATCCGCTATTACAAGGATAGCAACAAGATTGAGCGGGGGTCATGGTCTGATTCAACACATGTTCAGTACTTCACAAAGGACCCGAGCATCAAGTGGGATGATAATCCAGTAATACACGGATTTGACGGAGTGCCCGCTGTAGAGTATAGGGCAAATGCAGAGAGTATGGGGCTGTATGAGTCGGTGCTATCGCAGATTGACGCATATAACAAGGCACTCAGCGAGAAGGCTAACGACGTTGATTACTTCGCTGATGCATACATGAAGATTCTAGGCCCGCGAGTTGATGAGAAGACAATACCAGAGATTCGCAGGAATAGGATTATCAATTTTAGCGGTAATGGTGGCGACACCAAGATTGATGTTGATTTCCTCCAAAAGCCTGAGGCAGACGATACGCAGGAGAATCTACTCGATAGACTGGAGAAACTCATATTTGCAACATCAATGATAGCGAATATATCCGATGAGAACTTCGCAGGGCAAGCGTCGGGGGTGGCACTTAAGTATAAGCTACTAGCCATGCAGAATCTTGCGACATTCAAGGCTCTTAAGTTCCAGTCTGCAATGAACCGTAGATATAAGCTTATCTTCTCTAACCCTCTATCGGGTATGAAAAGCGATGCGTGGGTTAAGATAGACTATCACTTCACCATGAACTATCCGGCTAATCTTGGTGATGAGGCGGAAACAGCAAAGAACCTCGAGGGTATTACCTCTAAGGAGACGCAGCTCAAGACTCTATCAGTTGTTGATGATCCAAAAGCTGAGCTTGAGAAGATTAAGGCAGAGAACGAAGAGAGTGCGAGTCAGATGTTTGGTAATCTAGGAGGCGCTGGAGATGGCGACGAAGCTTAACGAGTACTGGAGACAGCGAGAAGAGGAACAGCGCAAGCAGAACATCACCGACGAGGCTAAGTATGATAAGGTTGTCGACAGAATGTATAGGGAGTCGTTAGCTGACATCCAGAAGGAGATAGACGCGTTCTACGGTCGCTATGCTACGAAGGAAGGTATCAGCGTATCAGAGGCGAAGAAACGTGTCGACAAGCTCGATATAGAGGCATACGAAAGACTAGCAAAGAGAGTAGTTGCTGATAAGGATTTCAGCCCAGAGGCTAACCAAGCGATGAGGCTCTACAATCTGACCATGAAGGTCAATAGACTTGAGATGTTAAAGTCAATGATTGGAGTACACCTCGCATCGCTATCAGATTCACTGGACAAGTACTACACTTCAAAGCTCGATAGCAACACTGCTGCCGAAATAAAGAGGCAAGCGGGTATCATGGGTGACACGATTGGTGTTAATGATAAGCAAGTTCACGCTATCGTTAATGCGTCGTTCCATAGTGCTCATTTCTCCGAGAGGATATGGGTTAATAACTCGTATCTAAAGCAGAAGTTAGAGCAGTCACTTCTTGCCTCTATGATACGCGGTGAGCGCCCCGATTATAGGGCGTTTAAGCGGATATTCGGCTCGTCATTATATGAGGCAAAGAGGCTATTACATACAGAACTTAAACGTTGCAGAACAGAGGCAGCTATGCAGCAGTATAATCGCAACGGTGTTGAGGAGTTCGAGTTCATGGCGTTGGGGCCACATCCTTGTGAGTTTTGTACTGCTCTCAACGGTAAGCATTTTAAAGTTAAAGATTTCTTGCCGGGAGATAACGCACCGCCTATGCATCCACATTGCCGATGCTCTACAGCCCCGTGGGTGGATGAGAAGACCTATAATGATTGGCTTGATGCTAAAGCGGATGGAACATTCAGCGGCGGTTTTGATGATTGGAAGGAGGCTTTGCGGTTTGGCAGAGGTTCTGGTAGCCTCGATATCAAAGCAGGAGAGACTAAGCACATAGGGAATGTTGATTTTTCTGATAAACCGAGTGTCATGAAAACACTTGACGCTGCCGAACGGAAGTTTACAGGTGCTGATGTTGAGTGGGATGTAACAATTACATCTGATGGTAAGATATGGTTAACAAAAGGTAGTACCGGAGGGGTAGACCTTACGGGAATTCGGAGCGGGCGCGAAGGAGCTTACTCATATCATAACCATCTAGACGAGCACACGAATTATTCATTTAGTGAGGATGACGCAGCGGGATTCATAGCTAACAAAGAGGCGTATATGAGAGCCTCCGATAGCTCATACTCTTATGAAATGCGGAGACGGAGTGATACGGTTGATATGTCATGGGATGAGGTATACCATAGACACAAAGATTTATTCGGTTCAAAAGCACGTGTGGCGGGATTTCGTAGCGAGATAGATCTCGAAGAAGACGGTTATGATTACACTATGAAGCTTTTGCGTAAAGAATTGAGGTTTGAATATGGGCGAAAGAGGAAAAATCAATGACAAGGATCCTGATTATACTAATTATTTGAATGAATGCAACGAGCTGAGTAGGAGGTATTTTGCGAAGGAGGATGAGATTTTTTCCCGGTTAACCGAAGACACTCGTCGAGAGGTGTCTAGGGAGTTGGGAGCGTTGAGGAAACTCTTTGCGAGGGACCTTAAGGTTTTACAGAGAAAATATTCGCACATCTTCAATCAAAAGGGGGATGATGAATGATACAAATAAAAGTTAATAATTACTCTGTGGAGGTGAACGGTCACGCGGGATATATGCCACGTGGCTCGGACATCGTCTGCGCTGGTGTATCTGCCCTGTATCAGACGTTGGAGGAGTCAGCCAAGGAATTAACTGGCGGTGAGTATAAAACCTCGTCAGAGGAGGGATATGGGCGAATCTGCCCTATAGGAGAAGTGAGCAATGAGTACAAGCTACTCGTTAGCTCTTTTTTAATTGGCGTAAATGGGATTGCTGCTAGCTATCCCGATTATGTGATAGTCCATGCGGACTAGACCGAGCATTGATGTCGATAAAAGCAATGGAAGAGCCTAGGCGTGGAAGGCTATAAAAGCTACGGAAACGATAAGCATTGTATCTATAAACACATGGAGGTAATTATGTACTACGAAGAGTTAAAACGATGGAATCAACGTTGGAATCTGCAGAAGTTCGCAGAAGGCGGAGACGGAGAGGGAGACGCTAACGGAGGAGACGGAGGTAATTCCGGAGACGATTCTACTGGCGGAGATGACGACAAGAAGTATACTGACGCGGACGTCAACAAGATTCTTAATAAGAAGTTTGCCGAGTGGGAGAAGAAGCAGGCAAAGAAGATTTCAGAAGCGGAAAAGCTTGCCAACATGACTGCAGAGGAGCAACTCAAGGCGCTACAATCAGAGCTCGATTCGATGAAGAAGGACAAGACTCGTAGCGAATTAGCAAGTGCTGCTAGAGGAATACTCGCTGAGTCAGATATCCAGGTTCCGGACAACTTAATCGCAAACCTTATAGGAGAGGATGCAGAAACAACAAAAGAGAATGTTGCAGCATTCTCCAAGGTATTTAAGGCAGCGGTACAGGAAGGCGTTAAGGAAGCTCTTAAGGGCAAGACGCCACCATCGGGAGGCTCAAGCACGCTCACGAAGGAGGAAATCATGAATGTGAAGAACCTCAAGGAGCGACAGAAGTTAATCAAAGAAAATATGAATTTATTTAAGGAGTAAGAACTATGAACAAGAGATTTGAACTACAGAGATTTGCAGTAATCGAGAACACTACAGTTACAGGCGACCTAGAGCCAGCTATCTCGATTGATCACACCAACAGACTCGTTGATAATATCGTGAAACTGCAGGAAGTACTCGGTATTACTGAAATGGAGCCAATGGCTGCGGGAACCAATATCAAGCAGTACAAGCTCGAGAAAGAGAACAGCCCAGCACAGGTGGCAGAAGGAGAGGTTATCAACCTAACTAAGATTTCTCGTAAGCTTGTTAAGACTCACGAGCTAAGGCTCAAGAAGTATCGCAAGCTCGTTACTGCAGAGGACATCCAGAAGTCCGGACACGACGTTGCAATCAATAAGACTGACGGGAAGCTTGTTAGCGAGGTTCGTAAGGACATCAAGAAGGATTTCTTCACAATGCTAGGAACAGGCACAGGAACAGCTACACAGGGCAAGAACCTACAGGAGGCTCTATCCGCAATCTGGGGCAAGCTACAGACAAGATTCGAGGATGTAGATGCTACACCAGTATTCTTCATCAACCCAGAGGACGTAGCAGAGTACCTCGGCAAGGCTGCAGTTACGATGCAGACTGCATTCGGATTCTCCTACATTGTCAACTTCCTAGGACTAGGTACAGCAATCCTATCATCTAATGTCACTAAGGGAGCACCAATCGGAACGGCTACAGAGAACCTAAACGGTGCGTATGTGCCAGCTAACGGTGATGTTGCACAGGATTTCGGCCTAACATTCGACGAGAGCGGACTCGTGGGAATGTCTCACAACGTCGCATCTGACAGAGCATCGCTCGACACACTCATTATGTCCGGAGTAGTGTTCTACCCAGAAGAGGTTGACGGAGTAATCAAGGGCAAGATTGTCGCAGGTGCTTAGAGAACGGAGGTAAATTATGTTTATCGTAGTTAACGCATTTCTAGATCTACAGGATGCAGAATACCTATATGACGTAGGAGATGCATACCCAAGAGAAGGGCTTGAGCCATCGGAGGAGCGAATCAAAGAGCTCCTAGGGTCAGATAACCTACAGGGACAGCCGATGATTAAGGCGGTTAAAACTGTTCCAGCGGACAAGAAGCCCGAAGAGAGTGCAGATAGTGAACTGTCAAAGGAAGATGCCGAGGAAACCTCGGATACTCCAGAGACAGAAGAAGAGGACAGCAAGAAGTAGGAGGTCGATATGTCGGACAACGTAACAGTAATGTTGACTGGCACGCTCGATGAACAGAAGAAAGTTATTAAGGAATTGACGGAGGCGCGACTTAAGTGGAAGCTGGGTGGCGTCTCTAGTATTCCTGAACAGCTGTCCTACATCGTAACCGAGGTGTGCATATCGAGGTTCAACAAGATAGGTTCCGAGGGACTTGAAAGTCACACCGTTGAAGGCGAATCAATGAGATGGTCTGATGATGATTTCGCACCGTACGCAGGAGAGATACAGGACTATCTCAACGCACAGAAAGAGTCGAATAGAGGCGTTATACGTTTTCTGTAAAGGGGGTTAAGTTATGAGGTACGACACACTTATAAGTTTCGTAAAATTCAGACGCGGTGATTATAATGCCGAGACTGGTAATTATGAGAAAGCCTCTCCGGAGAAGACGGTTACGCATGCAAGTGTGATGAATGCTGGCCAAGAGACGATGAGGCTCTTATACGGTGAGATTAGGCAAGGGGCACTAATAGTGCAGATACAGGGGCATTTCGAACAGCCATTTGACCGCATCGAGATAGCCGGCAAACCGTACGCGGTTGATCAGCGAAGACGATTAAGAACCAAGGAGACATTTATCGTGTCGGAGGTGCAGTAATGGGGACTAGTATCAAGATTGTTGGACTCGACAACCTAAACCGCAAGCTACGTAAGAATGCGACTCTTAATGATGTTAAGACTGTCGTATCGACTAACGGTAACAGACTTGAGCGAGATATTAAGGCTAATACCAAGGTGGCGTATGTTAAGGGCTACTCTGAACAAAATACCGCCGACAGTGTTAACGGTAATCCGCTAGATGGTGGTATGAGCTACGAGGCAGGAATAGCTATGAAGTACAATCCCTACACGGAATTCGGTACAAGGTTCATGGAACCCGAGCCAGTAGTAAAGCCAGCAATCGAGAAAGTAGGTGCTCAATTTGAGCGAGATATGAGGAGGTTAACAGAATGATGGATCCACAGCAGGAACTTTTCACGAAAATAAAATTAGCGGCCGAAGCCGTAATGGGGAAAGAAAACGTATATGATGGATTCTTGCCTCCAGAAGGCACACCTTATCCGTTCGTGTATCTTGGAGATGCGTATCAAGTAGATGACGCCAACAAGAGTGCTATATTTGGCACAGTGTCACTTACTGTACATGTGTGGCACAATACACCAGAGGAGCGCGGTACTGTATCAAGCCTTATGCTCAAGATTAAAGAGGCAGCAATGCAGCTAAAGAGTGGGTCTTATGCATGGGATTACCGCAACGGACAGACACGAATTTTGACAGATAATACTACTAAGCAGCCACTACTTCATGGAGTAGTAGAGCTGCGTTTTCATTTTAGTTAGGAGGAAATATGAACAAGTTTAATTTACAGCAATTCGCTGTTGCTGTATCGGGTAAGAAGATTGTATACCTATTCCGTCTTCTCTCTAAGGCGCAGAGCGAAACGGGGAGCATATTGGCGTTTGTAACGGAAAATGGTCGTACGAAGTCAAGGGATGCTGACACAACTGCGACCAAGGACGGCAGTGTAAGGACACCGGGAGCTGTTGAGACAGAGATTACATGCTCATCTCTTATGGCAAAAGGTGACAAGATGATTGATAAGCTAGAGAGTGCGCTTGATTCTAACGAGATTATCGAGATTTGGGAGGCAAACCTCGAAGAGGCTGGAACAGGAACTAATAAGTTCAAGGGGGCGTACTTCCAGGGCTACCTCACGGAGTTTGAGAAGAACTCAAACGCAGATGAGTCTGTGGAGATCTCGCTTACGTTCGGCATCAACGGTACGGGCGTCAAGGGTGATGTAACAGTCACAACAGCACAGCAGGAGATGGCTAGCTACGTATTTAAAGATTCGGTAGCTGGAGCATAAGCATAAGGAGTTTAACTATGGGGTGGCGCAAGTCACTCCATTTTATTTTTAGTAAAGGAGAATAACAATGGCAGATATCATCATAAACGGAACATCTTACCCTCTAAAATTCGGAATGAAGTTTCTACGAGAGGTTAACAAGCGTAATGCGGTACCCGTAGAGGGCATGAAGGGCGTAACTGAGAATGTCGGCATGAAGTGGATGATTGCAGAGCTCATGGATAACTCTGTAGAGGCTCTTGCAGATGCTATCTTCACCGCCAATAAGACCGAGTCACCTAGATTGACTTTACCCGAGATTGACGAGTTCCTGGATAGTGAGGAGACCGATATCGACGGAGTATTTAATGACGTGATAGGTTTTTTAGAGAAAGCCAATGCTACCAAGAGGCTAGTACAGGATATGAAGGATATGGTAGCGAAGAAGAAGGCGGAGATGGAACTGGAGGACGAGATTATCTAGATGAAGAGGCTTTGTATCGTCAAGTGGCGATAGACTGTTTCAGATACTTCGGATTCACTTCATTTGACCAAGTAGATAGGCTAACTATCTACGAGTACAACATTCTGATTGAGGCGGAAAACCTTAAGCAAGTAGATAGGGACTATAGGAATCACCTACAGGCATACCTTAACTTCCAAGCAACCGCCAAAAAGAATGTTGGTAAGACGAAGCAGAAACCAGTATTTGATAAGTTTATTAAATTCTTTGATTATGACAAAGCAATTAAGAAGGTGCAGGGGAATGAATCTAACAAAGGTCGATTCTCTGCCCTTAGTAAATTTCTGAAAGAAAGGAGGGCGGACGAATAATGGCTGAATCTTTTTCCGTAAAAGCAGTTTTATCGGCGCAGGATAAGAACATGTCATCGACATTCAAGAAGGTGCTCGGTACGACTGATTCTCTTGGATCTCGATTAAAGAGTGGTATCGGATTCGGTGCGCTGATGTCGATAGGCGGAGGAGCAGTGCGATTCCTCGGTAACGAGATGCGTAATCTCATGACGGAAGTCAACGAGACTAATAGCGCATGGAAATCATTTTCCAATAATATGGCTATGTCGGGCATGGGTCAAAAGCAGATACGAGCCACGAAGAGGGACTTACAAGCATTCGCTGTTAAGACTGTATATTCTTCAAAGGATATGGCATCTACATTCGCACAGCTTTATGCAGTCAACAAGAAGACTACCACATCTCTTGTAAAGGGTTTTGGTGCGGTTGCTGCCGCTTCTGAGAACCCTAAGCAAGCCATGAAGACGATATCTACTCAGGCGACTCAGATGGCTGCAAAGCCAACAGTAGCATGGCAAGACTTCAAGCTAATGCTCGAACAGTCACCAGCGGGACTCGCTCAAGTAGCGAAGGCTATGGGTATGACAACGGCTGAACTAGTTAAGAATGTCCAAGATGGCAAGGTCAAGACCGAGGACTTCTTCAAGGCAATGGAGAAGATGGCGGATAATAAAGCCCTCATGAAACAAGCTCAGCAGTACAAGACGCTAGGTCAAGCTGCAGAGGGTTTGAGGGCTGTTATAGCCTCGGGTCTAGCACCAGCATTCGACGCACTCACTAGAGGCGGAGTATCAATCCTATCGAGTATGATGGAGGGTATATCAAAGAGGTTTGAAATCTTAAGTAACGCCTTCAAGGGTGTAGGTAAAGCGTGGGGCTCGGCATTTAGTGCAATAGGTAAAGAGCTTGATAAACTTAAGGCTAAAGATGGTCTAAAGAACTTCGAGTCTGGGGCTAAAAGTGCAGCTAGTGCAATGAAGAGCCTAGCAAGTGCTGCCAAGGCTAATGCGAAGCCTATAGCATACCTCATACACCACATACCAGAGCTTATAGAGGCGTTTATAGGTTTAAAAATAGCCTTAAAGGCTGCTAAATACCTTGATGCGACAGCGAAAGGTGCGGAGGCAGCGGCAAGCGTGTTACCTAAAGTAGGCACAGCAGCTAAAGTATCGGGATCGCAAATGTTAGGTTCTGCAAAAGCGTTCATGGCTACGGGTGCGGGTGTTCTGATGATAGCTGCAGGATTCTACATAATGGCTAAAGCTGCGGTGATGCTCGCTAAGTCGGGCAAGGGTGCAATAGGTGTATTCGCTGGAATGGCGATTGCTATAGGACTGCTTGGCGTAGGTCTAGTAGTGCTCACAAAAGCTATGAGCTCGATGAATCCGGCAAAGCTAAAAGCGATGTCAGTTGCAATGTTAGCATTCGGTGCTTCTATAGTGCTGTGTGCTGCAGGAATGTGGATACTGTCTAAGGCAGCTAAAACTATCTCCGATGGCGGAGGGTTAGCCGTTGGGGTACTCGCAGGTATGGCAATAGCTATAGGGTTACTTGTAATAGCATTCGCTAAATTCGGACCCGCTCTCGATGCAGCAATCCCAGCGATGCTCACGTTTGGCGCAATGGTGCTGATGATAGGTGCAGGCATATGGCTAGCAGCGAAGGGAATAGCAGCAGTAGTTACTGCGTTCTCAAGTTTAGTTGATTCTGTTACCGGACTCATTAACGTACTACCTACGGCGGCTCAATACGGCTTACAGGCAGCAGGTGGTATAGCTCTAGTCGGTGTAGCGTGCATAGTGGCGGCTGCTGGAGCAATAGTGCTAGGAATAGCTATGATCGCATTCGGTGTAATGGCTCTAGCTACAGGAGCAATGCTAATCGGAGCTGGAGCAATGGCAATGGCGGGCGGTATCATGTTCCTATTATTCGGTATCATGGTAGGCTTGGCGGCGGTCGGAGTTGCAGTCCTTGCGCTAGCACTTAAAGCTGTTAACGTGTCGATGAGAACAATAGCAAGTAACGCTAAAGCCTCTGCATCTGCACTAGTAACTATGGTGGGCTCAATCAACATAGTTAAGTCTGGACTAAATGCAATAGGCTCTGCAGCAAGCTCAGCAATGAATAAACTCAAGTCGGCATTTAGCGGCGCAGCACAAGGTGCAACCTCTTCGGGCTCGGCAGTTGGTAATAACTTCAATAATGGCCTATCTAGCGGACTGAATTCTGCTGTAGCAAAGGCGCGGAGCATATGCAACACCATCAAGAGCGTTCTTAGCTCTGCAGGTAGCGGAGCATACTCAGCAGGTGTATATATTGGTGTGGGGCTTGCTAACGGTATGGCATCACAAGTAGGCAGAGTAAGGAGCATAGCTACAACTCTGTCTAATGCAGCAGACGTCGCTATCAAGAAGGCGCAAATAATTCGCTCTCCATCACACAAGCAGTTTGACAACGGTGCATACATTGGTCAAGGACTTGTTAACGGTATCAAGAGCAAGATACAAGATGTAAGAGTTGCTAGCTCAAAGCTAGCAGGTGCATTCTCGCCTCAGCTAGGCATGGTCGGTGTTGGCGGAGGTACTCTAGGGCTATCTAACGAGTACGAGTACAACTCTGCTGCAAGGTACGAGATTCACGTACACAGTGAAATCGATGGTCGAGAAGTTGCATATGCGACTGTTGACGATCTCACCGCTCTACAGGCAAGGAACGAAAAGCGCGACCGCAGACGAAAGGGAAGGTTTTAATTATGTATAAGTTCACTGATACGACATCTAATCAGACCTCTGCGGTAAGACCTAACGAGGCAATGTCGATTAATGGTAGATATATCGAGGACATTATCCCTGGATATAGGACACTAACGGTACAGGGGCGGGAACTTCTCGCCTCTGACCTTACTACCGCGGAGATAGCCTCTAGAGATGGTTCAATCCTCAAGAATAGACGATATCCGTCGAGGTCGATAACTATTACCTATCAGCTAATTTGTGCCGACAGTGGGGCATTTAGAACCGCATACGACAAGCTGAACGAGGTACTGAACACGACTAACGCAAAGATTATCTTTGCAGACCAAAGCGACAGATTTTATATAGGAACTCCAAGGAACTGCGGAGAAGTGCCAACAGGGCGTAATTCTGTTGTAGCTGACTTCGAGATACTGTGCCTAACACCGTTTAAGTTCAGCACGAGCGAGTACACGGTACAGGCAATAAATGGAGTATTTAACGTTAATTACAATGGTACTGTTCCGAGTTCGCCTCGGTTTTCTATTGATTTTGCCCAGGCACAACACGGAGAGAGCGGATATGTGGTATTTTCAGACGCACAGAGCCACGTTATACAGCTAGGCGACCCGAAGGAACTCGATACAACCTCCCATACGGAGAGCGAGACCCTCATAGACGATAAGTTCAACGAGGCTACGCTCAATGGTTGGGGCAAAAACGTTGGCAAGTCACACGAAGGACACCTATATCAAGGTGCGTGGCAAGTCAAGGAGTCGGGCGGTAAGTACATCACACCATCTAGCTACGGGACGAACACAAGCGCAGAGCTCAGCGGTCCGTCTGTTACTAAGGAAATACCCGCAGACAGTTCGGGTGTTAAAGGGGCGAAGAATTTCGAGATGTCGTACTACCTTGTATGGTCATTAAACGATAGCTGTGACCCTCGTTGCCTTGGAACATATGAGTGCATGATACACGACGACAGCGGTAATGTTGTTGCGGGAGTTGAACTACTTAAATGGTACTCGGGAACTGCAGCGAATGCGAAGATATACGCAGGTGGCAAGTATGTACACTACTTCGAGTTTGATGCGGGGTACTTCTCCGATTGGTTCGGATTCGGCTACTCGGGACATCCGCCAATAAGGACTATATCAATCAATAAGATTGGCGATCAGTTCCGATTTAATGTAGGTGGACGCATATTGTCATTTACAGTTCCAGAAGGCAAGGAGATGAAAGCTGCTAAAGTTACTTTTGCCTCGACAAAATATAGAGGCATGGGCGATACTTACCCACCAATGCTAAATTATCTATTCTGGACAAAGTTCCGAAAGACCAACGTCGAGAAGTTCGACGATATCCCTAACAAGTTCGCAAGAGGTGACAACCTCGTAGCTGATTGCTCTGATGGTTCTATAAAGGTTAACAATCTTCCTAGACCAGATTTAGGGGCTCTAGGCAACGACTGGGAGACATTGAAGTTAGTACCAGGGCAGAACAGAATAAACTTTGCTTGTTCTGCTTTTACAACGGACAAACCTACTGCAAAGCTGACCTATAGGGAGGTATACCTATGATTATCTACTTTGCTGATAGAAAAATGCAGATACTTGGGCAAGCATCCACTAATCTTAATGACGGTATTTTCATCGTCGACGATAGCAAGACCGAGTATGTATCTAACGGAGTTGTAATCTTCGAAGCTACTGTATGCTATGGTGATACGGCTGTAAAGGATATGCGAAAGCTCTGTACAGCGGGTAATTATTTACTCCGAAAACACAACGCAGAGAACGAGTTTTACACAATAATCGACCGTGAGTTCAACGAGGAGAATAGGGAAGTTACCCTATACTGCGAGGACGCAGGGATGGACCTCCTCAATACCATTGCGGAGAAGTACGAGGCGAGTCAAGCCTATACCGCAGTAGGTTACATTGATGAATGGATACGTGGCACAGGGTTTGAAATCGGAGTAAATGAAATATCTAACCTAAAACGCAAGCTAAAGTGGGATGGGGAGAGCACTGTAGCTGAACGTATCGCATCGATTGCGACTCAGTTCGACAATGCAGAGGTCTCTTATTCGTTCGAGGTTGAGGGTATGGCAGTCAAAAAGCTACTTATCAACCTATGGAAGAAACGAGGTAAGGATGCGAAGGTACAGCTCAGACTCGGAAGAGATGTAAAAAACATTCGCGATAAAGAGTCTGTGCAGACCCTCGCAACAGCTCTACGAGTTACAGGCGGAACTGCAGAGGGTAGCAGTGAGCCTATAACACTAGAGGGGTATAGCTACGACGATGGTGATATCTATACCGAAGGTAAGCTACTCAAGTCGAGGAGTGCCGTTGCTAAATGGGGCAGTACCTGGAGCAATGGCAAGCACATCGAACGCACGTACAGCTTTGAGACCACATCACAATCAGAGTTATGTGCGCATGCGGTGACGGAACTTAAGAAGTTGTCTAGTCCTACTAAGACTTATGAGGTCGATATAGTAACCATGCCAGATAATCTATTTATAGGCGATATCGTCTACATAGTAAGTGACAGAGGAGAGCTCTATATATCTAGTAGACTGTTAGAGCTCAAGACCTCTGTATCGGGCAAAAAGATTGAGGCTAAACTGGGCGACTTTATCGAAGAGGATAGTGGAATAGATGACCAGGTGAGGTCACTCGCTGACAAGCTAGCGAACATTAACAACTCACCAGGATCAACAGCAAGTACATTGAGTCTTACGGTTGAGAGCTCTCGAGGGGTAGTCTTCACGGACACACTAGTTGATACCACTCTTACAGCTCATGTATACAAGGATGGGCGAGAGTTAACCGCTAGCGAGGTAGCTAACGTTGGTAAGGTTGTGTGGTACAAGAATGGAACTAAGGCGCATGAGGGTACATCCTATAGGGTGCAGAACGTAGAGGCGGCGAGAGTGTCCGCTCAACTGGAGGTGTAACATGGAAATACTTGCTACAGATAGCATAGACCTTACCTCGATTAAGTCGGTAAATGACAAGGCAATCGAGGCGGCAAAAACCGCAACGGACTATATGAAGTTCGAGGCGGGTACTGGACTGGTCGTATCGAAGAACGCGAAGTCGAGCGAGGGGGCATCTACGGTGCTGACTGATAACTCTTTGCAAATTCGCAAAGATGGAAAGAAGAGCGCTGAATTCGCTGAGGATAGAATCAGC